GTAGATGTTGATCAGTTATCGGGTCTATGGGATTGGTATGGACTTAAAGAATCAATCAAACAACACGGATTACGTAATTCCTTATTGGTTGCTCCAATGCCTACCGCAAGTACCGCACAAATTCTAGGAAACAATGAATGTTTTGAACCATTCACAACAAATCTATACAAGAGAAATGTATTGAGTGGTGAGTTTGTAATTATCAATAAACACTTAGTTGATGACTTAGTAAACATTGGTATGTGGAACGATAGAATCAGATTAAAGTTATTTGATGGTAATGGTTCTATCCAAAAGATTGAGGAAATACCTGCAGAAATCAGAGAAGTTTACAAAACTGTTTGGGAAATGAAAGGTAAAACAATTTTGGATATGGCACGTGATCGAGCTATTTTTATTGACCAGTCACAATCTCTTAACTTGTTTATGCAGGAAGTTACACCATCCAAACTATCCTCAGCACATATGTATGGTTGGAAATTAGGTCTAAAAACGGGTATGTATTACCTGAGAACTAAGGCAAAAGCTTCTGCAATCAAAGGTTTGGGTGTTGATATGTCTCAATTAAATTCTTTGGAAACAGATGAAACGTCCACACCAAAAATTAAAATTGAAAATAATAATTTGACCGTCACAGAAGAAATGTTGAATAAGGTTTGTTCTTTGGATGATCCAGATTGTCTGACGTGTAGTTCATAAAATATATCACAAAATTTAAGGTGTTATATTTATACATATGGCTCAAGGTAAAACTTATGGAATAAGTTTCCCGTTTGTGGATAGTATGGAAGGCAAGTATTTGGAACTAACCGAATATGTTGCCGAAGAAATACGAACAAATCTTATTCATCTTCTTTTGACAAGAAAAGGTAGTCGTTATTTTCTCCCAAATTTTGGAACAAGATTATACGAGTACATTTTCCAACCAATGGATGGGCCTACATTTTCGGAGATTGAATCTGAAATCCGTGACTCGGTACAACAATTTTTACCCAACTTACAGATCACAAATATAGTTATACGAGCTGCTTCTGACGAAGCGGCTGGTATGACTGTTACTACTGCTGGGAATGTTGTAAATCCTGAACTCACAATACCAAATCAAAATGTTTCCGAATATACAGCAAAAGTTAGAATTGATTACGCTATTTCTAATGATGTATTTAATTCTAAGGACTTTGTAATTATTAATATCTAATATGGCTGAAAGAAAAATATCATATACTGCAAGGGATTTTGTAACTATTCGACAAGAACTCATCAATTACACTAGGACGTATTATCCTGAGTTAATTGACAACTTCAATGACGCTGCAATATTTTCAGTGTTCTTGGATTTAAATGCTGCCGTTGCGGATAATCTTCATTACAACATCGATAGAAGTATACAAGAAACCGTATTACAATTTGCACAACAAAGGTCGTCTATCTATAATATTGCAAGAACTTACGGGTTAAAAATACCAGGTCAAAGACCTTCAGTTGCTTTAGTTGACTTTTCAATAACAGTACCTGTATTTGGGGATAAAGAAGATGAGAGATACTTAGGAACTTTAAGAAGAGGAAGTCAGGTTATTGGTTCTGGACAAATATTTGAAACTGTTTATGATGTAAATTTTGCATCACCATTCAATGTGGATGGTATACCCAATAGATTAAAGATTCCAAATTTTGATGCCAATAATAATCTAATTAACTACACAATTACAAAAAGAGAAACAGTTGTTAATGGAATTACCAAAGTCTTCAAAAGAACCATATTACCTAATGATGTTACTCCTTTTTTTAGTTTCTTTCTACCTGAAAAAAATGTGTTAGGTATCACATCTATGATCCAAAAACCGGGTACAGCATATTCGAATGTTCCATCCGATCAAGAGTTTTTGGGTTTACAAGGTAGATGGTATGAAGTTCCAGCACTTGCGGAAAGTAGAATTTTCGTTGAGGATCCATCCAAACCATCAGATGACCCAGCGATTAAAGTAGGTACATACATTGAAACCCAACAAAGATTTATGACAGAATATACACCAGAAGGTTTTTATAAAATAACCTTTGGTGGGGGGACTAACACTGCGGATGATCAATTGAGAGAGTTTACTGCACTAGATGTACCATTAAAAATACAACGTTATCAAAACAATTCGTTAGCACTAGGTTCTATACCACAAGCAAACACAACATTGTTCATTCAATATAGAATTGGTGGTGGACTTGGAACAAATCTTGGGGTAAATGTAATCAATCAAATTGGTTCTGTAAATTTCTTTGTAAACGGACCATCCGAAACAATTAATAATCAAGTTGTAAATTCTTTGGTATGTAATAACCCTGTCGCCGCAATTGGTGGTGCTGGATATCCGTCAACTGAGGAAGTTCGTAATTATGTAACTTACAATTTTAGTGCTCAAAATAGAGCCGTAACAATTCAGGACTATGAAGCGGTACTTAGAAATATGCCACCACAATTTGGCGCTCCTGCAAAAGTTTCAATTACAGAAAACAATAACAAAATAAATGTTAATATACTATCTTACAATCAAGATGGTAAATTAGTTCCCGAAGTATCTCAAACATTGAAAAATAACATTGCTGAGTATTTGTCAAACTATAGGATGATTAACGATTATGTTACCATTGGAAGTGCTCAAGTTATTGACGTGGCTGTAGATATATCAGTTGTGTTAGATGCCTCACAAAATCAGGGGGTTGTAATAACAAACATTATTGATAAAGTAACAACATTCTTCAGTCCAGCAATTAGAAATATGGGACAAAATATTGTTCTATCTGAACTTTACAGAATAATACAGAATGAAAATGGCGTTTTAAGTGTTAATGATATTTCTATTTTTGGTAAAGTTGGTGGACAATACTCGTCAGCACAAACATCAATGCCGTATTCGAACTCAGAAACGAAAAAAATATCTTTGGTTGATAACACAATATTCGCGGAACCGAACCAAATATATCAAGTCAGATATCCAAATAGGGATATAACTGTCAGAACCAAAAATTACCAATCAATTATTTTAACCTAACAATTTAGTTTCTGTTTTGGTCAACTACATTTTGAAAAATAGTACTTTTACTATTTATCAAAAAAGACATTTTTATGTCCAACAGTTACAGGATAAGAACTCAAATAGGTGTAGATAAACAGATAAATGTTCAATTGGATCAAGATTTTGATCAATTGGAAATTTTATCTTTGAAAATCCGACAAGAGGATGTTTACCCTAGATTTTGTGCTGACTATGGGGTTGTGGCTGGAAGGGTAATTGTAAATGATGGGTTTGGTGTACCAAATGTTAAAATTAGTGTTTTTGTTCCTTTGGATCAAGTAGATTCTCAAAACGAAATAATATCAACTCTTTATCCATATCGTACAATTACCGATACTAATGAGGATGGGTATCGATATAATTTGTTACCTTATGATCAACAACACGGTGGTCACACACCAACTGGAACATTTCCCTCGAAACAGGATATCATCACAAATCCAGCACTGATTGAAATATATGACAAGTATTACAAGTTCACAGTAAAAACAAATACGAGTGGGGACTTTATGATTATGGGAGTCCCACTTGGGGAACACCAGTTAGTGATGGATTGTGACCTATCTGATATTGGTGCTTTTTCATTATCACCACAGGACTTAGTTGATATTGGACTTGCAACACCTGAAGAAATCGATGGTAACAAGTTTCCATCATCTAACAACTTAGCGTTGTTACCTCAAATAGTTAACCAAATCAAAACAATACAAGTTCAACCATTTTGGGGAGATCCTGAGACTTGTCAGATAAGAATTACACGACAAGATTTCAATTTGGTTGACTCAGGTGTTAAAATTATTCCATCAGCACTTTTTATGGGTTCTTTATTTACCAACGTAGACGAACAGAGTTTAAGTAAAAGATGTAGTCCCAAAAATGGAATAGGTAAACTTTGTAACTTAACAAGTGGACCGGGTGAAATAATAGCCGTTCGTCAAACAATATTCAACGATGAAAACGGATATCCAATATTAGAGCAAGCTGATTTACCTTTAGGTGGAAAAGTTATTGATACTGACGGGGTGTTTGTGTTCAACGTCCCTATGAATATGGATTATGTAACAACCAACGAGTTCGGAGAACAAATAATTAGTTTAGATCCTTCTGTTGGTATTCCAACATCTGGAAAGTATCGTTTTAAGATTAAGTATGATCAACCACCGACATTTGAAAAAAGGGAAATAAGAAGGGGATATTACTTAGTTCCAAATATTAAGGAGTATGGATGGGTTCAATCTCAAACCGACCCAGCTTACAATGTTAGTACGGGGTCAACTGAATATAAAAAATTTCAAAGTTCATACTACTTTGGATTGGATTGGAGTGGTTATACAAATGGATTCTCGTTAGCTAACAACGAGTTTATCAATAGAATGTCTGAAATGGTAAATTGTGAGGATACGTTTTATAAACTTAAATACAAAAAGGTCTACACTACAGCAGCTTTAATTGACAACTTTAAAAGTGGTACGTTTGTAAATAGATTTGTTGCAATTAAGGACATTACAGATGAAACTTGTGAAGGTACTATTAACAAGTTCCCAGCAACAGATGCAAATTATAAATTTGATTTCATTTTCTTTATAGCAAACACATTTCTAGCTATTTTAACTCCGACATTGTTCACACTTATCATCATTTTACATGTTCTTTCTTTGTTACTTACTTTTGTTAGGGACCAACACCTTCCGAAATTAGAAGAAGATTTCCTAATCTGAAGAAACTCAAAATTCCAATGCTGACTTATCCTGATTGCCAAGCATGTGACTGTTCAGGTGACGACATCTCAGGAAGTGGTGGATTTGAGGACACAAGTTGTAATTCAGATTTGAATACATCTCAAAACTGGACTCAACCATATAACATTTCTAACGGTGATACAATTGAATTTGAATTCATTCAATATATGTTTGCTGGTTGGGGATGGGACGAAGTTGAACCTCGAGGTCATCCCTATGAAGAAAGAATTCCAAAAGCTGAGATGGGTGGTAACACGTATAGTGATTGGAAATACTGGGTTAATTGTCTACCACCTTGGGAAACCATCAATATGTTCTCCTTGAAAGGAAATTACTTTAACCACCCTATTGCTGGGTCTGGTGGTGGGGGAATAAGTAGAATAGGGGTTTCATTTAATCCTAATTTTAATCAAGGTAAACAACATTTCGATAATGCAATAGCCCTATTAGTCGATGAACAATGTTTTACATCACTTTCGGGTCAAACTTTACTCACGTTTCAAAATCCAAATTTATCGAAGGATTTGAATGCTGCTAATGTGATTTCAGGTCGTACATATACAAACACAGGTATAACTGTAAATTATGCTAATGTGGATGGTACAAATCTCCCCAACAATTCAGTATTCTATACCATAGGTGGTAATGCTCCATTACAAACAAATGACACTAAGTATTTTTTTCCTTCCGACCTAGAATATTTCCAAGTGATCACTGGAATGTCTTACAATCAGTTTGTTTCTATGAATGTAACAAACCGCTCATCTGTTCCTATTTTTCTCTGTTTAAGTGTAACGTTTCAATTACTTCCAGATCCGAATATCAATGTTACTTCACCAAACTACCCCTCATTAAATGCACACACGATTGTGTATACTGATTGTTTTGGTAATCAAATTTCGGAGAGTTTAGTGACAGGTCAGTATTCTAGGTGTATTTTAACACAACAAGGACAAATTGACATAACAAACGATTGGTCAGATCCAAACAATCATATACCGCCGGGTTCTACAGAACCGAGACCTGCTACCGCAATTGTACCCCTATCTACCCAACCTTGCTCCACACAACCAGCACCTTCAAATGTTGTAACACTTTCTGATAGTTTGTATAAAAGATTGAGTAAACCATTTACATTGTTTTGGGATCCCCAAGGTTCTCAACGTGGCGCACCATTTTCATCGGGAGGTGATTTAAGTGATTATTTGAGTTACTATAAGGGTGAACCTCTTTACATAGTTTTTATGGTTAGGGGTGTTGATCCGTATAGTGGTAAACATAAGGTCAAGTATAACTTATCTAGACTATTCGGATATGATACTAGCTTTAATCCAAATGCGATAATAGTGGAAGGTAATTACTACTTGAATATTCCAATTCAAGCTGGAGGCCGTTGTGTAATACACGATCAACTTGTTAATAACTCTGACACTCAACCAGATGGAAATAATTCAAATGCTACTCTCACATTGTATTACGATTCGTACTTATTTGAACCGGGGGTCAATTGGAATCCATACAATTCAGATTTACATTTATATTATTCATCTTTAGATGGTACACAAATCAATAAATTTAAACCACCTGGATATTATAATAATCAATTAAGTTTGGCTAATTTTAGTTTGACTGGAACTGATGTAAAAGAAACCACAAATTCATTAAAGTTAGAGGTAAATGTACAAGGTACAAACGCATATACTCAAGACGAATACATAGAAGGTGGATCATACATACGATATTCTATTGATAGTGAAAATAATTTCCCAGGTAATGTAAAACCATATGCTTATTTTGGACCATCGTATATTAATGGTTCGTATTCCACACCTACACCACCACCTTCAAGACCAATTATAAAAATGACAGACCAACGCAAATTGGTAATGAGAACTGATAGATTACCTACTGGAACTGATTTAGATACTTTAGGGACTAATACATTTTCATTTCAATGTAGTACAAGTTTGGGTTACTATTTTATTTCTGAATCGGGAGTTACTAATGTTATTTTGGGTGATTTAATACCAGATCCTGCTCTAGAGGATTTGAATGATGATATTGTGACAGGGAATACAACACAAAAAGTTTTGGAAAGTTTGACTTGCCAAGGTCTAGTAGATTTAGATTGTTATGAGGATTATGGTTCTAATCTGATAATCAGACCACCCACAGAT